ATGGGTCTTTGGACAAGTTCCATCGGTATTATTGGTCTTGCTCTCAACCTTCGCGCTTATGATTTCGTCTCCCAGGAAATCAGAGCAGCAGAAGATCCAGAGTTCGAGACCTTCTACACCAAGAACATTCTCTTGAATGAAGGTCTTCGTGCATGGATGGCACCAGTGGATCAACCACATGAGAACTTCGTGTTCCCTGAAGAGGTATTGCCTCGTGGTAATGCACTCTAAAGGATGCTGTGGAGCAGGATGTTATGACTGTCCATTCAGACCACGAACCAAACGGTGAAGACACC